GGCCGCTGGTCAGAACCGGAAGTCTGTCGCTGAGTACACGGCGGTGACGTCGTGACCGCGCCGGACCCACGGGACTTCGTGGACCCCATCCAGCACGGCACGCGGCTGCGCGACGCAGCGGTGGACCCGCGAGACACGGACTTCCTGGCGCCCACCAACGCGGGCGTCGCGGGCGATCTGGGGAACCCTCACGGCCCGACCGTGGTGTCCCCGGGGCTGCACGGCGACGAGAGCGTTCGCACCCTGGTCGGCGGCGACGTCGATTCGGATCCGGACGTCCAGGAAGCGGCCGAGCTGGCCGGTCTCGCGGAGGACCAGCCGCAGACCGTCCCTCCGGCAGGCTGACATGGGAGCGCACGAGGACGAGGCCCGTCGCCTCTTTCTACATGGAACGGGGCAGCTCAAGCAGGGCGAGGAGCAGTTCGACCCAGAGCTGCACACCGTCGCTCAGGTGCTGTCCTACCTGGAGTCGGCCGATGCTGGCGAGGCGCGACGCGTCGTCAAGGCGGAGGCCGCTGGCAAGGCTCGCAAGTCGGTACTGGAGGCCTGAGGATCATGCTGGTCTATGCCGTCGCTGACGATCTCGTAACAGGGAACTGGGTCCAAGAGGAGCCAGCCAACGCTGATGCGTTGCTGCGCAAGGCTTCCGGCCTTGTTCGCCGGGCTACTCGGGCCGCCTTGTACGATGTCGATGGCGCCGGAAAACCCAGCGATCCGGCTACCCTCCAGGCCTTCAAGGACGCCACGTGTGCGCAGGCGGCTGCCTGGATCGAAGCAGGAATTGATCCAGGCAGCCTGCCGAAGCCCTCCGTCGTGGCGTCCAAGTCCATGGGCGACCGCTCGGTGGCCTACGCCGACGCGCCTCAGGTTGCCGAGAAGAGCCGATCTCTAGCCGATGACCTAGCTGACGAGGCCTACGACATCCTCGCGGATGCAGGGCTTCTGAACGGCCAGCCGAGTCTCTGGGGGAACTATGCCTGGTGACTTGTTCGATGAGTGGTACTCACGGTCTGTGACCGTTCTGGTTCCTGGCGGGACGGACGAGTGGGGAGCGACGCTGCCAGGCACCAGCGTCGAGGTACCGTGCCGCATCTCCGAAGAGGTGCAACTCGTCCGAAACTCGCAAGGTGAGGAGGTCGCGAGCTCCACGTCTGTGCACGCCGCACTCTCGTGGGCTCCGACCTTCCAGCCCGATTACGCGGTGGAGTACGACAGCCCGGCGGGCCACCCCACGACCTCCGTCATTTCCTCCTCGATGAACCTCGATGACCCCGATCTCGAGGGAATCTTGGTGAGGCTGGCATGAGCAACATCAACCTGGATGCTCTGGCCGCACGGCTGCACGAGAGGATCGCCGAGGCGGTCGGGGAGGAAGCGGAGATTCTTCTGGATGAGTCGTCTCGCATCGTCCCGCTCGCAGAGGGCATCTTGCAGGATTCCGGTCGTACCGCCCAGGACGGCACCACCTCCGCTGTGGGACCCGGCTCCGGACCGGCTGCCGCGTACGCGGTTCGGCAGCACGAGGAGCTCGGCTACACCCACGACGCCGGGCGCCAGGCCAAGTACCTGGAGGTCCCGTTCATGGCTAGCCGAGCGGGCTACCTGCAGCGGCTGGCTGAAGCGGCGAAGGAGGTCCTCTCGTGACTACCGCAGTGGACCACTACACCTCCGGTCTGACTTTGGGTCTGAGGGACCTGATTCTGGAGGCGGGCGCGGCGACGGTCGTAATCGGGCCGATGCAGCTGGCCAAGGTGGACAACGTCGTGGCCATCACCCCGTACCCGATCGAGGACAACTCCGAGACCGGCGAGATCATCACAGCCGTGCAGGTGCGCATCCGCAGCAGCGTGAGCTCGGGCACCAAGCCCGTGCTGGACCTGCAGGAGGACATCTGGAACGCCATCTGCATGCCGGAATCCTTGGAGTTCAACGACATTACCGTCATCATGGCCTGGCGCCAGATGTCGGCTCCCCTCGGGCTGGACCCGCAGGGGCGCCCTGAAGTTGCAGACACGTACTACCTTCGCAGTGACCGCCTTGGTCGCAGCGGCTGAACAAGGAGAAGAACATGACACTCCCCCTGGAACCAGCGACCAAGGGCAAGACCCAGCGGTCGTCCACCTCCCTCTTCGACATCGACACCACGGCGGACACCGAGACCCCCCCGTGGCTGCGGTGCTTCGGCATCAAGTCGTTGGCGCCGGACTCGTCCATGAACATGGTCGAGAACAGCGACTGGGACGACGTGGACGAAGACTCCGGTCTCTCGTACACCTCGCAGGTCCCGCTGTCCAAGGGCTGGAGCGTGGTGATCACGTTCTCCGACAAGGACTACGGCACCGCGACCTTCCAGCAGGACCCGGGTCAGGCGGCCCTCGAGGCCGCCGACGGCGAGCTGGTGCACGTCCGCTGGTACAAGCGGAACGGATCGGGCAAGATCCGCGAGGGCTGGGCCTGGTGCGACTTCAAGGAGACCGACAACGGCGGAGTCCTGAACGCCACCGCGACGCTCACCGGCGACGGGAAGCTGGACAAGGAGATCGACGCCTCCACCATCTTCACCCCGTGAGAGCCGCCCGGCTGGCTGGTCTGGGGATGACAGCCAGCCGGGCACCTCATCCCCATATCCCCTGAGGAGCAACAACAATGGCACTCGAACTGGAACTGCTTGACGAGCCGGAAGAGGGACTCACGTTCCCCCTGAAGTGCGGCGACGTGGTGAAGAAATTCACGGTCTTGCCAGCCGCCGCCAAGGACTTCAAGATGCTGGTCTCGTTGCGGGACACCATGTTGGCCGTCCTGACCAACAAGATGACACCGAAGCAAGCCAACGCTCGCCACCCGGGGTTCAACTCCACCGACGTCTACCGTCTGGTGCTCGGACCTGTGTACGAACAGATGCTCGAAGAGGGCGCCAAGCTGCGGGACATCAACCGCGCTGGCTGGGTGGCCCTCATCTGGCACGCCAGCGGGGGCAACGACGACGTTGCGAAGGCAGTGTGGTCGGGAAAAGACCGGACGACGACCCCCTCGGACAAGGGTGGGGGAGAGGAGAGCAGAACGCCTTCGGCATCTACGAGTACTACGTCTACCCCGAAGGACACGGCAAGCCGGGGTACACGTGGAACCAGGTCCTCGAAGACGAAGAAGTCATAGAGGCAGACTTCGAAGAGCACTACAACATCGACCTCCGCAAGCGCTGGAAAGGAGAGACGGTCCGATGGTACAGAGTCCGGCTCAGTGGCCTGATGTCCATCGATTCCCGTCTCGCCAGAACGCTCACCGGCCGGTACGACCTGTACGACGACGAGGAGGAGTTCGATGAGTGACTTGGATGTCGGCACTCTTGTAGCCACGTTCACCGCCAACGACGCTGAACTGGCCGCCGCGTTCAAGCGCAACCAGTCTCTCATCGACAATTTCGACGGGCAGCGCTCGGTCGCCGTGCTGGTGGCCGACCAGGCTCAAGTAGACAGCGGCGTCCAAGGGGCTCAGAGCTCCCTCAAGGACTTCGATGGCACGGAGGCTAGCGCTACCCTATCGGCCGACGCCGGGCAGCTGGAGAGCGCTGTCTCCGGCGCGGCGTCGGCTGTGTCCTCCCTCAACGGCGTGCACGCCACAGCCACTCTCGCCGCCGATGACGGCCAGCTCCAGTCGGCCGTTGCAGGTGCAGAGTCGGCTGTGGCGGCAGTCGCCGGTACCGAGGCCACCGCCACCCTGGAAGGGGACGCCTCCGGGGCTGAGGCTGCCTCTGAGGAAGCGACGAGCGCTGCCAGTGGGTTCGCCAGTGGGGACTTCGTAGCCAAGCTCACAGCGGACGACAGCGGCCTTCAGGAGAAGCTGGCGCAGGTCAAGGAAGCTCTCACAGAGGAAGGCGGCGGCGCCGGTAAGGCGGCGGGCATCGCCATCGGCGCGGCCGTCGGCGCCTCCCTTCTGGCGGCTGTCAACGCGCAGCCAGCCCGGGCCAAGATCGCTGCTCAGCTGCACCTCACTCCTGAAGAGCAGAAGTCCATCAATGCCAGCGCCGACAACCTCTGGAAGGGCAACTGGGCGGGCAACCTGGAAGAGGCCAATGAGTCGATCGCCTCGGTGATCGGCGCCTTCCGGGAGATGAAGGACTCCAGCGTCGAGGACCTGACAGCCATCAGCACCAAGGCGGCGGCGGTCTCCCAGCTCACCGGAGAGGAGATCGGCGGTGTGGCTCGGCTGGCTGGGCAGCTGGTACGAGATGGTCTCGCCAAGGACGCCACAGAAGCCTTCGACCAGATTGCGGCCGCCAGCCAGAACACCAGCATCGACATGCAGGCCGACCTCGTCGAGGTGGCCAGCGAGTACAGCAAGCACTTCGCCACGCTGGGAATCAATGGCAAAGAGGCCCTGGGAATCATCTCGGACGCTTCCGCCTCCGGCGCTATCAGCATGGACAAGGTCGGCGACGCTCTCAAGGAGCTCACCATCCGGGCGACGGATATGTCGACCAGCTCGGTGGCCGCCTACCAGACCGCCGGGCTGAATGCCCAGGAGATGTCTGCCAAGATCGTTGCCGGCGGAGAGACGGCCCGTGAGGGATTCCAGGAGATCATCAACGGTCTGCTCGACATCCAGGACCCGGTAGCGCAAGCCAACGCGGCCATCGGCCTGTTTGGCACTCCTCTGGAGGACCTCGGCACCGACAAGATTCCGGCATTCCTGGAGTCGTTGAACCACATGGGTTCCGGCATGGGGGACATTACCGGCCGGGCCAACGAGGTGGCCGACCAGCTCGGAGGAAGCGTCACCGGCGGCATCACTTCGTTCTGGCAGTCCCTGCAGGTGGCTGCTACCAAGATCGGGGACGTCTTCCTGCCCGTCTTGACGCCCCTTATGGACGTGCTCGGGTGGGTAGGCAGCGCTGTGGGCACCGCAGCAGATGCCTTCGCGGGCTTGGGTTCTCCCATCGGCATCGCGGCAGTGGCCCTGACGGGGCTGGTGCTCTTCGGTCCCAAGGTGATCGCGATGCTCCGCAGCCTCGCCACTACCGCGCTCACAACAGGTCGGACTGTGGCCACCGCGATGGGTCCTCTGGGCCTCATCCTGGGTGGCGTCACGCTGGCCATTGGGCTGTTCGCAGGCGGGAACGAGGAAGCCGAGGCCCGGGTAGAGGCGCACAAGGCGGCGGTGGACGGCCTGGTCGGCTCGCTGGACCGCGTCACGGGCAAGCTGACCGACGCCTCTGACGCGATTATTGCAGAGGACTTCGGCAAGGTCAAGGACCAGTTCGACGACCTGAAGCTGAGCGCTGGCGACGCCGCTGCGGCTGCCATGAAGTTCGACGAGGACGGCGGCGCCGCGCTGCAGGCGTACCGGGACAAGGTGGCTGACGCCGCAGTGGCCTCCGGCCGCCTGGCGACGATCTCTGGTGAGGCCGCTGGAGTCGTGGAGGCCCTGGCCCGGAAGACCGGCAAGAGCGGCGAGGAGATTGCGGCCGCGTTGCTGAAGGGTGGCCCGGCGGCCGACGCCTTCAAGGCCGACCTGATGGACCTGTACCAGACCGACGACGCCGGAGCCGCCGAGAAGATCAACATCGTTCGTGGTGAGTTTGAGAAGACCGCGCCCGCACTGGCGGCTGTCCGCACCAAGCAGGACGAGCTGAGCGACTCCCTGAAGCGGGGAGCCGACAACGCCACCGTCGCCAAGCAGGCGCAGGACAAGCTCAACGAAGGCAACGCGGCCGGGGCAGCAGCTGCTGAAAA